GGCGAAAGCCTTAATTTCTCTCAATCCCGAGATGGGACGAAAAGAAACGTAATCCTTAATTGGATATCGCGACCTAGTAGTTCTCCTGAAGGTGATTATTCCTTCTAATGTTTTGAATCTCATTTCAAATCTTCAGCTCGTTGCGAGCAGGAAGATGGAGGGCTCACACCCCACCCATTCTTTCGAAGAGGCGGATGTGAGGATTTCATTAGATGTGAGGTCGTTTCAACTTTTATTGATGTAAAAGAGAATAGGTACTTGTACTGAAATGGTCATACAATACCATCGACTCTCTGGTGTCAGGCCCTTTAGTGGGTAGGTGCCTTAGAGTACGGAGTATTTAAAGCCGGGGTTCTCGGTAAGGTGAAACTTACCACTTCAAGCAAAATAATTGTTATGAAGCCTCAAACGTTTAAATCCGTTTCCCTGAATAGGGTGGCTGCGGCCCGCGCAAGCGGAAACCGAGTCCAAAGATTTCACTAATATCTCGCGTGACAATGAAATTATTTATTGCATCGCAACTTGAGAATATTATGAAAGCTGTTGGTGCCATGATCCTGAGAAATCAGGGTCGACCCGTGATTACTTTCTTGCTTGCGCAAGTCCGTATCCGGGTAGGATCGATGCGTTTAGGTTACGTTAAACCAATTATCTCTTTCTGTAGTTATTGTCACCGTACTGCGAAACACCAAGGCCTTAAGGGACTTGTGGTTACACTAAAGGTTTTAAATACATCTTTAGCGCAGTCCATAGCACGGGATTTAAATTCCTTCCCCGCGACTCCAAGAGTCCGGCGAGGGCAACTGGGTTTACCTACAATAATACCTGTTCTTCATAGAAGACGGATATATCTCGGTGACCCGATAATAATTTCCTATTGGTTTACATTATTCTCTATTTATAGAGTTATTGAATTTCCAGGGAAATTATCATTGAATTCTATTACCGATTCTGGTAAGGATCTTTCGGGATTCTTACCGGACTGGTCACAATTTTGTGGTCGGTTCTGGATTAAGCTGAGTCAATTCCAGCCTAATTTACGAAAAGATCTTTCTGATCCGATTAGTTTATTAACCAGATTTCGAGTTTCACCTTTTCTCATTCCTCGGTCAACACCGTCGAATGATTTATACCTCTCCACTTCTCCTTTTGGGATAATGGCGAGTGCTATAGCTTGGTCTCGTTCTGAGTTATGGCCGATCTTTCAAGATTGGCTTCTCTTAACAACGAACACTAGATTCTTGAATTGGTTCCAAGAATTCCAGGCCATTGCTCCGGAGTTACTCTCTGAGGACGCTAAGAAATTAGGGGAATCAATGTATCCTACGGACCTTGGGAAACTAGGTTTAAAAGATGAACCTGCGGGTAAAATCCGTGTATTTGCTATGGTTGACTGTTTTACGCAATGGGCAATGAAGCCATTGCATAATTACCTGTTCTCAATTCTGAGATTGATTCCTCAGGATGGAACATTCGATCAACTTGCTCCTATTAACCTTTTACAGGCTAAAGGGCACCGAAAATTTTGGTCTTTGGACCTTTCTTCGGCCACGGATCGTCTTCCAATTCTTATTCAAGGGGCTCTCTTGAGTCGGCTTATAACCGCTCATGGGGCCAACCTATGGATGAGTCTAATGGTAGGTCGTAGTTACGCGCTGCCTCGGCGAGTACTTTTTACTCAGCCTGAGGACAGCCCGCGTTTTGTTCACTACGCAGTCGGACAACCAATGGGAGCACTAACTTCCTGGGCTATGTTAGCCTTGACCCATCATGCCATAGTTCAACTATGTGCAGAGTTGGCAGGAAAAGTTAAAGGAAAAGAATGGTTCGAGGACTATGCTCTCCTAGGAGATGACATAGTGATTGCTGATAAGGCCGTAGCGAATACCTACCTTCGGCTCATGTCCGGGTTAGGGGTTGGAATCCAACTCTCTAAATCTGTTCATGATGCTAAAGGCTATGGAGTTCTTGAGTTTGCCAAACGGATTTTCTTCAGAGGAAACTCTGTAGGACCCGTGGCGCTCTTAGAAGTCCTGGCGGCCGCTGGTTCATTGCCAGCATGGTTGGAGGTCGTACGTAAGTACTCCCTAACTCTAACTCAAGGTTTGATGGCCTTGGGGTTTGGATACCGATCGGTATCTAGAGTTAACCAACTGTGGACGGTACTTCCTCGAAGACTTCAGGGATACGTAGTTTCATACTACGGCCCTGGGGGACCGGGTTATGATGGAAACATCCTAAAATGGATGTCTACTGGTCGTTTAGATTCTCAGATTCCTGATATCCAATGGACTAAGGATCTGGCGGCATCTATCTTAGACCGGGTAAGAGATCTTCTCCCCCGAGCTAAGGCCTTAACTAAACTAGTTGAGGTAGACAGAACCCGGGCTCACTATGGGACTACTTCTTATGAACCGTGGCAATTGCCTAAGTTCTTATGGGTAGGAGACCCTCTGTATTCAGGGTCTAATTGGCCTAGGGCCGTTAAATCTAACCCAGATGCTATCTGGTTAGTGCGCGACCCGAATACGCTATCTCAGGCTCAAATAAGAGCCCTGATGGCGATGATTGAGTTCTGTTACAGGGACTCATTCTATGACCTTCATAGTGAGCTTCGATCACTCGAAGCACAACTTATTGAATTCCAAGAAAGAGATCTCTCGTTAGATCGATTATCGTGTTTAGTGGACCAACTTGATCAGTTGGAATCCGCTATAGATGGGTTAGGCCTTTCGCCCGACCTTACGATTCGACGTCAAGCGCCGCGCCCTCTCGACTTTGTCAGAGGGGGTCAGTGGTTAGCTCGATGGAGATCTTGGATGAAGAACAAACGTAACCTATAAATGGACGTTCCTCTACTTTATGTACTTAGGTATCGGACTCGTGGACATTGTTATGATGTACCTGAGCAACCGATTGAGGGATTAAAGCCCAATAAGACCATAAAAAGAGAAGTACGTTGCCAAACCTTGAGGACGAATAATCCTAGTAGGCGAACGCCGAAGCTAAGGGGTGATCGTAGAGCGGTTAAACGGAACTAAGTCGGACGACATATTATCATCGTCTCGAACAATCTTATTTCTTAAGACTGATTAGCTACGCCGGCTCTTACAAGGGCCCTTGACCGGGAAGGTAACGCAACTGTTATGGGAGCATAAATGTATGAACATTTAACTCGATAGAGAAGGTTTATTACCGGTCCATATCACATTTAATTCAGTTAAGTCTGGAATTTGTGGCTCATTATCAGAAGTTGTCTCTGCGGAGGCAATCAGTACGAGAAATGACATCATCCAACCAAACCAGCTCCTCTCGAAAGAGTGCGGAGATTGGAAATATTTTCAAACGCGTACCTAGACGCTCCGCGTCTGTAGGGAAAATCTAG